GCTTTTTATGATATGTTCAAAACTTCAAGAGGTTGGGAAACTTTAGCTTCTGGTTTCTTCATGGGTATGTTTGCTGGACCTATGAATAAGTCTGTAGAGATGTTATCTGTAGGATATGATAAATACTTTAATCCTGAGCAATATGCTGAGTATAAAAGAATAAGAGAAGACTACGGTAAAAGAATAGTGAATACACTATCTAGTGTAGACATGAATGAATTCTTTAACTCTAGAATCTGGAACTATGGTGTTCAAGGTTCTATGAGTGATTTAAGATTATCTGATAGTGAGAAAGTAAGTAGAGATGCTCAAGATCAAGCATTCATAACTCAGATGAACACAGTTCTTGAGAATGACATGATGAATCTTTTTGTAGAAAATCTAGAAGCTTACAAAGGACTTACTGCTGAAGAATTTGAAGAAGCATTTCCTAATGTACCACAAGGAGAAGGAGCTAAATATATTGCTAAACTAGATGAAACAATTGCTAGAGCAAAAAATCTAGAGAAGAAATACAACGCTAATAAAGAAAGATTTCCTGATCCCATTAGTGCAAAAGATCTTGAAGGCTTAGATCCATCATCTAAAGAATATCAAAATGCTATGCTTTTAAATGAAGCATGGAAAGTAGCCAGATATAATAGTATATTCTTTAGTGAAACATTTGAGAATGTTACAAAGAGGATGTCAAGTATACTAGATTCTGTAGCTTCACAAAAGCTATTAAAGAATGCATCTAGTAATGATATCACAGTATTATTTGATCCTAGGTTACTTGCTAATCAAGCAGATATACTCCGTGATGAGATAGACATGATGTCTAAAACTGAAGGTACTAAACCTAAAGACTTACTAGAAAGAAAACAAAAGCTTGAAGCTCTAGATAATTATGATAAAGCTGTAAATACTTACTTGTCATTTACTATGACAAAAGAAGCTATAGCTGAGAAGTTTATTAACCGTGCTAAGATGCAAGGTAAAGAACTGTCAGATGAGGAGCTAGATAAACTTGTAGAATCAGAATTAGGTAAGAGAGATGAAGCAAGTCAAATGGAGGCAGCTAAACAATTAGAGATTGCGTACAAAGACTATTTAAGAACTCTTGCTGGTCAAACTGGAGACTATGTATTTGATGAACAAATAGATGACTCCTTCATAAAACTAATAGATTACTATAAGCTTAGTGATGAAGCTAAGGTTATGAATAAGTATGCTAATCTATTAATGAATCCTGGTGGGTTTCTAGAACAAGTAGAGCAGAACCAGAAATGGATGAGTGACCTCTATAATAATAGAAAAGAGTACTACCAAGAAATGGTTAAAGAAGCTATGAAAGCAAAGGAGGCAAATGATCTTCTTAACTTCTTAGCATCTAGAAATATATATGTAAGCTTAGATGACTTTAATAAATTCTTAGAAACAGGAATTCTACCAGAGGAGTTTTATAATGATACAAACAATACTGTAATAAAAAGATCTAATCCTGAATACATTGAGTTAGCTAGAGCATTTATAAAGTTTAATGAATTAAACAAACAAGTTATAAAAGCTCAATCTGCTGATGAAACTCTGAGAGAAACTCTTAAGAATCTTGATGAGAAAATGATGGATGAGATTAATGCTCTTGAAAAGTTTGAAACAAGAGATGAGCTTGGTCCTATACCTATGAAGAAAAAAGGTATAAGGATCTCTGATGTAATGGATAATGTAGAAGATGGTCAATATGCTGATCTTATCTACATGGAAGGTACTCAAGAAACTCAGATTACTGTATATAGAGATGGTGATGTACTTAAGTACAATGATAAAGAAGGAGAGGAAGTTGATCCTAAACTTAAAACTAGATTTATCTCAGGTGTAAAGTATGAGATAAACATGAAACCAAATGAAGCTGAAGTAGAAGCTATTAAAGAAAAGTACAAAGCTTTAAAAGAACTTAAGGTAGAAGAGGCCTTAGAAGAAAAAGAAAAAGAACAGTTTGATGAAGAGAAGTTTGTAGAGATAACTCCTAGTACACCTATTGAACAGTTTCCTGAAAATCTGTATAATGATTTATATCATTTATTCCAAGATTATATTGAAAGAACAAAAATAGATGTTCAGGAAGATGAGTTTGATGATAGACTAATTAACTTCATAAAAACTAATAGTCTAGCTGCTGAAAAAATAGCTGAGTATAATAAAAATAAAAAGTTAGAAATAGCAACTGCTCCAACTGGAGAAGTCATTGTACCTACTATAATGACAAGAGAAGGTGAAGAAGTTTCTGTAGATGAGTTGCCTGAAGAAGAGGTAAGAGCTTATCTAAATACTTTTATTGCTGAACTAAAAGTTCTGGAATCAAAAGAAAAAATAGAACCAGAAGAGCAGAACAGATTATATCAACTAAAAAGAGTAGTAGATGATTTACAGAAGTATGTAGATAGTATAGACAAATCTGAGTTTACTGAGAAGCAGCTTGCTACTATTGAAGTACTAGAGCAAATAAAAGAAAAGAATAAAGAGCTAGTAAGAACTCCTAATGGGTATATAATAGATGATACTCTTCATAGAAGAGTAACTACTGTTATTCAAAATCTAGCATCTAAAGGATATCAGTATACAGATATTAGTAAAGTACGTATTGCATTTAACTCTACTATAGGTAAATCTGGACTAACAGAATCTACAGTAAAAGAGTTCATAACAAAACTGAGAGATGAAGTACCAAAAGGATTTAGTGAATACACATATACAGAGCTTCAAGATGAATTACTATCTATAGCAAAACAACAAGCAACAACTACACCTACTAAAGACATAGATGCTAAAAAAGCTGAAATAAGTGCTGCTCAAAAAGAATTAAAAGCTTTAGATGAAGGTACGCTTGGATTTACATATAAAATACCACTTGGAACAAGTAGATGGACTAAGAAAGGAGATAAGGTTACTCTTGTAAAATCTCAACGGGATAAGTATAATAGAGGTAAGGAAAGTTTCGAAATAATTTTATCAAATGGTAAGAAATCTGGTGCTACTGTAGATTGGAGACAAAGACCTACATCAGGATTCTTAGGTTTAGATGAAATACCTTTTGAAGCAAGGTATTCAGAAGATCCAAGAGTATTAGTTGAAAAAATAAATAAATTAGTACAAGAACTAGAAGCTTTAGAAAAACCTACTGAAACTATAGAAACTAAGAAAGCTGATATAGAAAAAGAAATATTAGGTTCTTTTGCCGATACAATTGAAAGAGTTATAAAAGGTAAGGGTCCTAGTAATGGAAGAACTACAAAAACAGAATTAACAAGCAAAGTTAGTTCTGATGGTCAACTAATGGTTTTTAAACACAAAACTACTTTTACGGATGATGGTAGTACTGTAGGTACTGCAGGACTTTCAATGACTGTTCAAGAATTTAAAGAACAGTTTTATCCTATGCTTACAGCAGAAGAAATAGAAGATTTTGAAAATGCATTAGAAGCGTATGGGCAAGATAATAAAATATTTTTTAAAGAATTAAGAGTAGGTACCTCAAAAGCTATGGGTAAATTAAAAGGTCAGCTTAATCTTGATATAATGATAGGTATAGGGAATGACTATGGGTTTACTCTTACTAAGAGATTAAATGATGCAGAACTAGCTGCTTTAGAAGGAGATGTTAGTAATAAAGTTGAAATAGATAAATTAAATGCTGAAAGAAAAGAGAAGCTAGATCAAGTAGTTAGAAATCAGGGCTTATCAGGAAAAAATGGAAAAATAACAACAAAAGCACAAGCAGAAGAGCAAAACATTGTAACTGATGTAATGCAAGAAGAGTTTGATAAAATTAATGCTAAGTATAAAGAAGAACTTGATGCTTTAGAACAAGCACCTGCAAACCAAGTAGATAGAAAACCTGCAGCTAAACCTCAGTTACTTACTAAAGATGAATTAAGAAAACTTGTTGAAAATCTAGTACAGGAAAAAACATATGAAGATTCTAGAGTAGCTGGTAACTATGTAGATAAAGCTATTAGAGATTTCTTTGCTGGCAGAACTCCTGAGTTTAATGAAAACTATATTACTAAAGAAGCATATGATGCTTTATTTGGTGATCCTGCAGCAGTAGATGCACAAGGTAATAGAACAAGTGTTGGTTATTTAGAGCAAGCCAAACAAAGACTTCAAGAACAAGGACTGTATCTTTACTCAGAAGGACTTGTATTAAATGATTCTGATGCTGCAGTAGCTGGAGAGATTGACCTTATAATGGTTGATAGAGAAGGTAAGGTATATATAGTGGATGTTAAAACAGGGGACTCTAGAAAATGGGGTAACTTTAATGTACCTAATAATGAGTTCTCCAAGAAAGAAGACTATGAGTTACAACAAACAACTTACTCAAATCTTCTATTTAACATGACCGGACTTGAGTCTTTAGTATCATTAATGCCTATTGAGATTAGTAAAGACCCAGAAACAGGAAAGATACTTACAGCGTCTGCACCAAAAGCTACAGGATTATTAAAACCTGATTCATTCAGAATTCCATTAAGTAAACAAACTAAACCTTCTGTAACTACTAAAACTCTTACTGATGTACAGAAAGCTGAACTTAAAAGTTTAGGATTTACTGATGCTCAAATAGAACTATTAAAACAACCTGAAGTTGATAAACTACTAGATACTGAATTGAGATCTGATGTAATGATTGAAGATCTTAAGAAGAAGTATAAAAATGCAGATCAAGTATTAGGTAAAACAATACAAGAAAGAGTAGATACTATTGTACCTAGAAAAGGTAAAGAAACATCAATTATTCAGACAGGTAGACCTGTATCAGATGACACTGTAAAGAAACTAAAAAGACTTGGTTTCACAGATCAAATGATTGGTATAATGAGTGCTGAAGATATTGAGACAGCAAAGAAGATACGTAATAAAGCTGATGCTAAATCTTTGATAGACAAGTACACTGAGTTACTACCTAATGAAGGTTCTGAAGGAGATCAAGCACCACCTAAGAATGCTGGTAATGCAAATCAAGAATCAAAAGAAGATATAGAGTTAAGACAATTTAGAAATGGCATAAGAAAATTCATATCAAAAATGGATCTTATTGCACTAGAAAAGTATGAAGCTGAGACAGTAGCAGATCTTATTAAGAATAAAAAAATATCTGCTGAATCTGCAATTGTTGCATCAGAAGAAATACAAGCAAGAAAAGAAGAACTTAAAGCAGGTCAACCATCTGAAGCTACACCAATTACTATTAAAAAAGGTGCTGAGTATATAGTAAAACGTACTATCTTTGAGACAAGAAATCCAAACAATATTTTTGCATCATCAGATGATACAGTAAGAGTAGTAAGTTCTACTGAAAATAAAGTAGTATTAAAGAATAATACGAACAATCAAAAGACTCTAAGCTTTGAAGAGTTCAATAAAATGCTTATATTAAAAGAAGACGTAATGCAACCTAGGACTGATATAAAAGAAACCTTAACACCAGATGAATCTTCTTTTGTTGAAGAGTCTAATACTGCTGCAATTGATTTACTAGATAATCAAGCAAAAATGGCAGAGCTTCAAAAAGAAGCAGAAGACTCTAAGATAGAAGATTTAGAGGATGATTACTATGATATTATTAATGACTGTCCAGTAAAATGAAAATTACCTGTGCTCTTTCACCCTCTCAATTAGAGAAGCTATATAAACTTGTTTATAAAAATATAATCACTGCAGTAGAAAAAGGAGATAAGACATTTGATCCTGAAGCCTATATGCAAGATCTATTTAATAGAACAGCAGAAAGATCTTCAGAAGATAATGCTGCTAAGTTTATACAACAAGTTCCGTTAATTCTAGCATCAATACAAGCTACTCCTAAAGTATTCAGGAGCGGTATTACTTTCCCTAAAGATTTTGATCTTAGAGAATTAGATGCTAGATATACTGATGTTGAAAAAGGTATAGGTGAAATACTAAATGACTTCGGATCTTCTAATAAAGATGACCTTAGACTAAAGTCTTTAACAAGTGATAGGAACCAATTTGAGCCTGTACAAGGTGAGGATGAAAAACAGGAGATACCATCAGCACCAAGACTTACTTCTTTTAATCCTAATACAGGAACATTAATAGAGTTTCAACCTACAAAAACTTCAGAGAAAGAAAAAGATGTTTTATTCCAAGAGTCTTTAAATCAAAATAGATCTACTATTTATACTACTATAAATAGATTAAGAGATGCTGTAGATCCAACAACTCAACTAGTAACAGATCTAGTATACCAGAATAGAACATTAAAACTAAAAGCTGTACCTCTTGAATCTATTGATCCTGATTTGCTTGATACCACAACCTTGAAAGCAATAGAAAGGTCTCAGATAATGAAAGCTAAAAAGCAGACACAAGCTAATGTAGTTCAAACAGATAATATTGTTGCGCTTGTAATAATTGATGATAAGACTGGAGAGTATGTAAAGTTTGATGAAACAGGGGACATAACAGAAAATGTAGAAGGTAAAATTGTATATCAGTTTCTAAGACCTATTGCTCAAACAGAAGATGGTAAATATGTAGTTACAGATTTCTTTACTAAAGAAAGAAGAATTGCTAAACCAGAAGTAGTTGCAGAAAGAAGCTACTTTGATGAAATGGGTATTACCAAAGAAGAGTATATTAAACAAGTAGATAAAGAACAGCAAGAAGATTTTAAGAAAATAGAAGAGCTAAGAAGAAGAGCTTTAGCAGGTGAAGATATAAGACTCTCTATAGTTAATGTTACAGATGGTGTTGCTCCAGGATTAACTGGGATTAGAGTAAACATCAATAGGATTAATGAAAATTACTATGGAGATCTTAGTTGGGATAAGATATTTAAAACAGTAGAGATTCTTAAAAAGGAACAAAATGGTGTAGATGAAGGAAGAGCTGTTGTACAAATTAAAGGAAATAAATATACTTTAGATAGAATTGATATTCCAAAAGATAAATCAAGAGAACTATCCTATGTACTAACTAATCCTAATATACCATTTGAAACAAGACTAAGATTCTATCAGCAGTTCTTTGGGGACAAGATGGGAGATACGGTTGTCAGTCATAAGATAGCATATAACCCAGATACAAAAGAGTTTAAAATCTCTTTATACAAAGAAACTTTTGCTCAAAACAAAAATAGAATAGATCCTAAACCTATAGATATATCTAATGCTGCACTTCTTAAAAGAACACCAGAGCAACTAGAGGCATTAAGATTCAATATAGAAAAAAGAATTAATCAGGGTAAATCTTCTGTAGCAGGTACATTCTATGCAGCTAAGATGGGATACTCATCTGATTTATTTAAAGGTAAACTACCTTTCTTTACATATAATGTTGATACAGAAGAATTTACTCCTGCAAGTTATGTTGATTTTATAACATCACTTAATCCTCAAGTAGATACATCACTTCAAGGAACTGAAAGCTTTAATGCAGCTATAGTATTTAACATGCCTTCAGCTATTGAAAGTATGATTGAAAAAACAAATGAAGAGCTTGCTAAAGAAAAGACTGATCCTGAACTCAGCGCAAAACAAAATAAGGATGACCTGGTTTCATATCTTAAATCTGTTGGTGATGCTGAGACAGTAATAGTTAATAGTGTAAATATTACTGAGAATAAAAAAGGTAGCACATTAACATTTGAATCACCATCTAATGGTTCCTTAATTACAGTAGGATTAGACTTTGAAGCTATTGATAAAAACTTAATTCCTTCTGTCAATGATGTTATAACATTAGGAATGACAACTGTTGAAACAGATGCTATATATGTAGAAGATGTAATTGAAGTATTTAGTAATGAGAATTCAATTGGATATGTAAGAGAAACAACTACTCCACAGGAAAGATTAGAAAGAGAAACAGTATACAGACAAAGGAAGCAAGAAATTCTAGCTCAAAGATTAGCTGAAGAAAAAGAAAAGCTGAATCCTACAAATGTTACTCAACCATCTGATACTCCAACAAAAACTGGTAAGAAAACTAAAATTGATCCTAACAAGTTTGCTGGACTTAATAGAAGTAATTTACTAGATAATGGAGTTACTGAAGCGCAATTAGCAGCTGCAGAGAAATGGTGGACTACTCATCCTATGAATAAAGTAATATCATTAGAACATCTTACTAACATTGTTAATTCAAATGCTTTTGCAAGATTTGCAGTTGCTGCTAAGAATCTTAATGATCCTACTTTACTAGGTAAGATAAGTCTATTTAAAGGGGGTAGTCTAGTTGATATCTATCATGAATCATGGCATGCTTTCTCACAGTTATATCTAACTAGAGAAGAAAAGATAAAGCTTTATGAAGAAGTAAGGAGAACAACTCCAAAACTTGCTGATGCTACTTATTTAGAAATAGAAGAAGAGTTAGCAGAAGACTTTAGATCTTATGCTAAGAATCAAAGTGTAAAGAAAAATTCACCAGTAAGAAACTCTATATTTAGAATAATACTAAACTTGATAAGAACTCTATTTGGTAAGAAACCTGCTAGTCAAGAAGCATCAAATAATTTATCTGATAACACTGTTGTAAAAGAGTTATATGATAAACTATTTTTTGCTGGTCAAAATCCTAATCTATTAAATGATTACACTCCTTTAATAGATAATGTCAGATGGGATCTTCTAAACAGAGGACCTCAAAGAGTTGACAATAGAAAAGAACAAGCCTTAAGTAAAGCAGATGCAGACCTAGCTGTAAGTAGTACAGACTCTATAATGTCAGAATACATAGATGAGATTCATGACATGAGAAAAGATGCTGGTGGTACTAGTTTAAAATCAGGTAGCATAGCTTTGTTTTCAAGTCAAGTAGGAGAAGATGGTATAACTAATAAAGAAAGACTTTATGAATATGCTAAAGATGCATTTGAAGAGCAGCTTGATTATTGGAAAAAGGAGTTAGGAACTATTTCTAAAGCTAAGTTTAATACATTAAAAACTGTAGAGGAGTTAGAGAAAAATGCCATAGGCATTATGAAAAGTGATAAAGGTAGAGATAAATACTTTTTTCTAACCTCTCAAGTAGAAAACTTTGAAAACCTCAATCCTGAATTAAGAAGAGGACAGAGAGTAAAAGGTCAAGCATACTTTAATATAGATATAGTTGGAGACTTCTATTCTCATAAGAGTATTAAGATAGGTGATGAGCCTGTAGATATTGTACTTGTATCAGATGTAAGAGATGCACAGATACAGTATGATAATTATATAAAAGGTGGAGCTCAAGAATTTACTTCTTTTGAACAAAAAGATCAACCTGAATTAACTCCACTTACTCCAGAAAAACAAGCTATACAAAATAAGGTAAGACTTATTGAAAAGGTATTAGAAAACTGGGGTGATGCAAATACAGGTTTTGTTAAGTACCATATGGAAAACAGTGACTTTGATATTGTCAAAGAAACATTTGTTGAAGTAGAATATGATGAAGAAGGTATAGAGCAAGATGAAACAAGCCCTGAAGATGGTAAAGGTTCTGATGATACCTTTAATGATAAGACAGGTAAAATTTCATTAGAGAAACTGGCTAATAAAGAAACTATCTATCTACTTAAAAGCTTATTCAAGATTGATAGGAAGACAGGTAAAACTATCAAAGACCCACTTGGATTTAAGCAACGTGCTGATTATAGAGAAGTATGGAACTCTGTTGTTAGAGCAATGGGTGGTGAAAAAGATAGAGTTAAAGCTTATCAAAAACTAAAAGCTGCTGTAGCTCATACTCCTGAGTTACAACAACTTATAGAGAAAAAGTTTCCTGCTCCTGAAGGAATTACAAATCCATATGAGTTTAATATAAGTGGATCATTCTGGCAGACTTTTTCTAGACCAAGAGTTCCTTATATACAGCTTACTGCATATATGAATGTAGTTGAAGATCCTTTTACTGGTCGTCAGAGAATAGGTTCTATAAATACTGAAGTTACTACTGCATCAGTTGAGGTAAGCTCCACTCTTAGAAAGTTTGAGAACAAGTATAAAACAGATCTCAATAATAACTTTGTTGTTAGAACAGTTAACAATGAAACTCTTTTAAAAGTACAGGATGTAGTAAAAGAATTTGCTAATAAGAAAACAGCAGAACTCAATACTGCTAGCTTATTTAATTTTGCAAGATCAATTGGTTTCTACCTGGATGATTTAATCTCAATAAAGCAAGAGCTTAAAAAGAATAAAGATAAATACGGTTTAGAGTATCTATATGATGTTGTAAAAGAGTTTGGTAAGATAGAAGCTGCTGGTGTAAATGCATCAGAACAACAGTCTAAGAAACTACTAGAGTTTAAAAGAAATCCTATAAAGGTATTATCTAGTGAGATTCCTGCAGGTATACTTGGTGGACCTTTTACTAACAAGTCAGTAAACATGACTTCTAATGTTAAAAGATTAGCTGAGTTACAGATTGAACTGGGTGTGGATTCTTCTAACTATTCTGTATTTAGTGCTGATAGAAATAAGGTATTTGAGTTTATTAATGACCACTCTATAAGTAGAATGGTTGATGCTATGAATTCAGCAGAAAAATTACCTGAGTTATTTACAGGTACTAAGTTCCAGTATATGAACTTCTTAGACTGGAATAAGAATACCTTTACAAAGAAGTCACAGATAATCAGATCTTTATTTGACTTTACTGATCCAGAGTATGCTAAGAGACAAGGTAGAACTCTTAAATTATTTAATGACTCTGGTACTCAAGCTATTATAAATCAGAATGGTAAAACAGAATTCTTTACAGGTACAAATACCACAGCTCAAGATATAAACGGTAAGTTTATTCAAGAGCTTCACATGTTACTTAAAGGTGGAGTACAAGAGTTTATCAGACATGCCTCAAAGAAAACTGCACAAGGAGTAAAGATTGATGGTGGTATAATAGGTGGTATAGAAAAGGGAATAGACCCTAATCTATATGTAGATATCAATATGTTTGGACCAGAAGGTAATGGTGTAAACTATGCTTTCAATCAGATAATACTACCTTATATAACAGTAGAGTTTGATAGAATTCAAAAGTTCAAAGCAAACAAAGAGAAGTACCTAAACTACTTAGGCTATAATACTAGAGTTGGTGGTACTAAACAGAATCCTATTTACTCAGGAGAGGTCTTTACTGCATTTGATAATGTCCTTACTAAATCTGTAAAAGAAAAATTATATAATTTACCTCAAGGAACAGATCTTATTACCTACTTAAAAACTAATCCTAACTTAAGATTAGAGATTCAAAGAGATGTAGAAGCTTACTTTAAACAGCAGACTCTAGAGAATATTGATATGCTTGAGCAAAACAAGTTTATTGATAAAACTCTTTTTGAGAAAATTGGAATACCTATTCCAGCAAATGAAACAAAAGAACAAAGACTAACAAGAGAAAAAGAAGGTGAAGCAATTCTTGTTAAAGCTTATACATATAACTCTTGGATTCACAACTTTGAAACAATTCATCTCTTTTATGGTGACATGGCTCAGTTCAATCACATAAAAGAAGAATTACATAAAAGGAATACAGGTTCTACATCTGGTGGTATTAAGTTCCTAGCAGATGAGTATGCACAGAGTTTCATTAATGAAAGCTTTAACATTAATACTTATGGTTCTAAGCTAGCCAAGCAATTAAATAATAAGGCATATAACTCATTCTATTTTGACGGTACACTGAATACAGCAGTAATTCAAGATATAGAAAGAAAGTCTAAATACATTGATGAAATAGAGGAAGCTCTTAGAGAAGACTATACTGAAAGTCTTAAAGGCTTTAATTACTCTAAAGCACAAGTCAAAGAGATTGTGGATAAGAGGATTAAAGAAGAGATGAAAGCATACAAGAAAATGACTGAAGGTGATGGTGCTGGATACATTACTCTTGATGCATATAGGACTCTTAAGAAGTTATCTAATGAATGGACAGATGATGTTCAAGAAAAGATTTACCAAGATATTATTAATGGTAGACCGGTTAAAGCAAAAGATGTAAAAGAGTTCTTCCCTGTATATAAGCTGCAGTACTTTGGAAATATAGATACGGGTAAAGATAACCTACCTGTTACAGCAATGCATAAGTTTGCACTTACTCCTTTGATACCAAGTGTATTTAAAGGAACTGAGTTAGAAAAGCTGCATAAAGAAATGCTTAGGAATAACATACAGTATGTAACATTCCAATCTGGTTCTAAAGTATCTGGTATAACTTCAGACCGTAAAGCAGACAATATCTATAAAGATGATACTAAAAAAGAGTTAAAAGATGTAATGGAGTTTACTCCTAACAGAATCTATGTAGAGTATCTAAAAGATGTTACCAAGGTAAATAATAAGTATAAAGATACAATCACGTATCCTACTCAGTTAAGAGGGCTTCTTCTTGACGGTATATATAATGAGGGTGATATAATTGATGAAGTATTTAAAAAGCCTGCTGAAGATTATAAAGGTGCTGTAGACAAATACTCACAGTTACTCAGAATTGAGTTACTTAATGAGATTGGCTATTCATATGATGAAAAAACAGGTAAGTACACGGGAAATCTTGGGGACTTCCTTGAAATGGTTCAGAAAGAATTAGATAAAAGAGACATACCTGAGCAGCTAATTAAGTTCATAGGAGTAAATCTTGATAAGAGTTTGAGGACTGATTTATCTCTACACTTAGAAGCTGATTCAATTGAGAAGATTCTTTTATCTATAATTCAGAAGAGACTGATTAAGCAGAAGGTAAAAGGAGAAGCCTTTATTCAGATACCTAGCTCTATGACAAATGGAGCATGGGGTAGTAAGTTTGAGCTTGCTACTGATGATGACATTAAGAAATACATGGGTTCTAATACCCTTCCTTTCTACAAAAGAAATAAAGGAGGAAAGACATCTGCTATGAAAGTAGCAGTAGCTTTACAAGGTGACTTCCTAAACCTTCTTAAGCTTAAATATAAAGATCAAGTAATAGGGGATATTAATACTCTAAATGAGGCAATTAAGGATGATGAATGGTTGAATAAACACAGAGAAGCAGTAACACTTGCTGGTGCGCGTATTCCTATTCAGAACCTTAACTCAATGGAATTTGCAGAGGTCTATCACTTCTTAGATCCTACTGCAGGTAACATGATTATAGTACCTACAGAGATTGTTGCTAAAGCAGGATCTGACTTTGACGTTGATAAAATCTTCTTTAGCTTACCTCATATAGATGTAAAAGGTAACTTCATTAATACAGAGCTTACAAATGAAGAGTTAGAAAAAAAGATTAAGGCTGCTAAGAAGCCTAAAGAAAAGGCTGCAGTAAAAGCTTTAATCAAAAAACAAAAACAAGCTTTAGAAAATAACTTGATTTCTACAACAAGAGGTATTCTTGAAGTAGATAAAAACTATTCTAACCTTGTAAGACCTAATGCTACATATCTAATGCAAGATATGGTAGAGTTCTTAGAAGACTATGTAGTAGACTACAGTAGATATAATACCATGCATGATGAAGGTATAAGAATGTTTACTGATAATGATGGAAAACAAAGAAGAGTAATCAGTCCTACTAGAACACTTGAAGCTAAGTATAATTTACAGAAGCATCAGGTGAACATGGTAGGTAAGGATACACTTGGTATTGTTGCACTTGAGAATAAACAACACCCAATTTGGAAATCCATCATGGCTAAAATGCCAACTTCTTACAAAGAAGCAGTTTGGGATTATAGTCTTGGTAAGTATGTTGAAATACCTGAGATTGATAAAGAAATGATTCTCAGACTAGACCATAATAAGGTTGGAGATAATATCTCTTTATCTTCTATGTATTCAAAAGATGGAGATAGAATTTCAGATCTTATATCTCATATGATGAATGGTCTTCTTGATGTTGAAAAAGATCCGTGGGTATTCTTTATCCAAGCTAACTTAGAACAAATACCTGTAATTAACTACTTGCTTCAAGCTGGAGTACCTAAAAAGCAAGCAATATTCTTTGCAGCTCAACCTGCAGTAAGAGAATATGCTAAAGCACAAAGAAGACTTAAGAGTACATTTGCCGCATTTGGAAGTTTAACTCCTGTAAATGAAGCAGTGATTCCTTCACAAGCAGCAAAAGAAGTATATGAAAAATACTTTGCTAGTTCTGGATTAGGTGAAGCTGCAAGAGATATGCGTCTTCAACAAGTATTTGATAACTTTAAAGACAAGACTGTTATCATAAACTATAGCGTACAAGGTAAAGATTTAAAATACAAAGGAACTGTTGCAAAGTTTGAACAAGCTTATAAAAATTATAATCAGAATGATAAAAACAAAAGTAAAATTTTTATAAGTGATATTAGTGAACCTGAAACTTACAGAATTCTATATCAACCTTCTACAAATCCAACTGCATCAAGTAATATCTATTACAGTTCAATGCTTGTTAATGGTAAGAAAGATTTTTCAGAAGAAGAGTTATATGATAATATCAAGAATAACAAGTTTGATCTTGGATCATTCTTACACTTCTTAGAAATAGAGCAACAAATCAAAGGTATACAAGCTGCTAAAAGACAAGCTAATCCTGATACCAAACTTGTGAAGACAGCATTCCAAATTAATAAACAAGAAATAGCATACCAAGATGTAGTTGACTCTTCTAAAGTAGATAATGATTTACCAGTTGCTATTAAAGAAAGATCTATACTTAGTTCATTCTATGCAAGTGATTTAACAAAAGACTTAGTAACTCCTGTATTTCCATTAAGACTAAACCCTGTAATAAATGACTTTATTTCAGATCGGTTAAGGTTTGATAGTCAAAGAATTAAGAAAAAATTTGGAGCAGGAGTAGATGGTCAAGAGAAGTTTACATCTAATTATAACAATGGAGTAGTAAACTATATATTCCAAAATTACCTTTCTAACTACATAGATGATAAGGGTAAAGCTGTTATTCTTCCTGATGTATATAGAGAGATGACAGTAATCAATGCTCCATTTAAACAAGGAGATAATGAGTACTTCATACATGTAGATAAGAATGCTAAAACTATCAACGTAGATCTTGAGGAGCTAAAAGATATTTATGACAATAAGCTTTTCTTAAGGAGTAATAATGAAGAAGGTAGTTATAACGAGCTTGGATTATACAGTTTTATTGATGCTAATAACCCATTTGATACATTTGAATCTTTTGTAAGATATACTCTTGAAGAAGCTCATCTTAGAAGTATCTATACACCTGAGCAATTAAAAGGTGATAAGACATATGGTAGATATGAAAGCATAGTTAAAAAGTCTAAGAAAGAGATTGATCAATCAGAGATAGATGCTAAAGCATTTAATGCATATATAGCCCAAAGAGCATTAATGAATGTGTATAACCCTAATGCTATAATGAAGACACCTAACTTCTCATACTCTGATCAAATCATGAGTGTTATAGAAGATTACCAAGGTACTTCATTACTTGATACGTATCCTGTACTTAATCAACTTGAGATAGCTGAGTTCCCAGCAAAAAGAGGAATAAAGCTTATTACACTGAAAGATAAAAGTTTAGTAGACGGAGATGTAGCATTTGGTTACTATCAACAACTAAGACAACTTGGTAACATAAATATTAGAAAAGTAAATGACCCTGTAGAAAACAAAAGAATAAGTGATCTATTCAAAGTCTTTACTAACATGATGATATATCAACATGGTATAGGTTATAGTCCTTATGGTTTCCCTAAAGTATTAGATCCAGATCCATTTGTAGAAGTAATGAGAAATGCTTCTGCTAGATTCATGGAAGGTAATCTTAATCTAAGAACATTAAGTAGTATATATGTAACTGTAACATCAAATAAACCAGATGAGAAGTACTTTAAAAGTTATGTAGAAAAAGTTGAAGACTTTAACTTTGGTACTTCAGAAATAGATAATAGTTCTGAGAATCCAGATGAGATTGAAATCAAACCTACTCAAGCTATATCTAGTGTTAAACCTACAATAGATTTATCAAGAGAATGGAAAGGTGATTTAGAGTCAAGGCCTGTATATACTGCAGAAGGAGTTAATACTATGAGAACCTCTGCTGCTAAACCTAATGAACATTTCGGTAATCCTTTTAGTGAAGCTGGTTATGGAAATACTATAAAAGTTTCTAGTATTGGTGCAGCTGTTAGAATGTATAAAGATTGGTTATTAAATAATGCTGTAACTGAATCTGAAATTGTAAAAGGAAGTATCAAAGACTTGGATAAGTTTGATAATCAAAGAACTTGGATACTTGATCAAATTAATCAAGGTAAACTAGACGGTGCTACTCTATTGTATGCAGGTAAGTTAGCTACTAGAGGGCAAGGTATGCATCCTACAGCATTAGCAGAAGTAGTTGAACAACTTAGATCTACTACTCAAGCTCCTGTACCTACTACAAATAATCCAGCAGAATATACTAATCACTCTGGTGGAGCATTAGGTGCTGATAGCATGTTTGATACAATTGGTAGGGAATATGGTCAAACCAATCATAAACATTACTATTATGGAAATAAAACTCCTAAAGGAAATATTCTACTAACAGAAGAACAGGTTAAAGAGGGTATAGTTGAAATGAACAAAGCTGCTCAAATATTGGGAAGAAAACCTAGTAAACAAAGTACTATTAACCTTCTTGCAAGAAATTGGTTTCAAGTTAAAAATAGTACTCAAATAGTAGCAATTGCCCCTATAGATCAATCAATGAAATTTGTAGAGGGTGGTACTGGTTGGGCTGTTGCAATGGGTCAAGCTAATAATAAAGAAATAAATGTATTTAATTTAAAAGACAATACATGGTATAAATGGAATGGAACAACTTTTATAAAATCCACAGTTCCTGTTTTAGCTAAAAACTTTGCTGGTATTGGTAGCAGACAAGATAATGGTAAAATGACTCCAGCATCTGTACAAGCTATTAGAGATGTATATGAAAATACATTTAAAGCTACTACTCAACCAGTAGAACCATCTAAAGGTGGTACTATAAGTTCTACTATCTATGAACTTAATCCAAATATTACTGAAGAAGAAATTAAAAAGATATATGACAACTATGTTGCTTTAATGAATCTTAGAAGAGAAGGTAAGCAGATAAGTTATGAAACTTTCAAAAGCTTACTTGATTCTTATCAGGTATATAAATACAAAGACACATATATATTTGGTCAGTATGATAATAGAAATGCTGTATTTATAACAAGACTTAACAGTTCTCCAACAAGCAAAGAATTACTTGCTGAAGCTATACCTAATCTTGTAAGTAAAGGTTTAGACTTTATGTCCTTTGTACCAAAAGATTATGCTGATAAACTTGTAAGAAGTGGGTATACTTCATCTACTAAATCCTATGATTACAATTTTAAGGGAGAAAAGATGAAAAAGTTTGCTGTTGCATCTAACCCTATAATATTCCAAAAAGTATTCAATAAAAAGTTTGATGAGTTAACCTCAGAAGAAATAGAAGAATACACTGACTCTATAGATCTAAAGTATAAACCAGTTGAGATTAATGCAGACTTAATTAGTGAAGCAGGCAATGATCTTTCTAAAATTTTAGAAACTTATCTTAATCAATTTGGTATCCGTGTAGATGACATAAATGTCATTAAAGAAAAAATGGGTATTGATGAAGTAGGTTTTGCAGACTTACTATCTAAGGTAGCATATGTAAAAGATAAAAAAGATTTGCCGCCAATAGCAGGAGAGTTTATTGCATACATGATGCAGTATAATCCTTTGGTACAGAGCATTATAAATGACCTTATTCAAACAAATGCTATATTAATTCCTAAAGATAGCTACACATTTAATGAGCAAGGTAATAAAGTCTATAACTATAAGTCTTTAGATAAAACTGAATTCTTTAAATACATAGGTAACCTAATATCAGAAGACTTACAAAATAAACTTGAGGGTAATTACAACAAGTCCTTGATTCAAAAAATTAAAGATTTGATCAAAACCTTCTTTGATTATATTACAAAAACTCAAGTTGATAGGATTAATACTAATATTGGTATTATATCTAATAATATACTTCAGCAAAATAAAAAGATGATCACTGCATCTTTATATAAACCTGGAGCATTTGGTCAACCTACTCAACAAGTAGATATAGAAAGTGCTTTAAAGCAAGATGAGTTTGGAGCGTCAATAATATACTCTCTTGCAAAAGAAGGATTTATTCTTACAGGTAGCACAGCTTTATCTGAGCAAGGTACAATTTTAAGACCTGATGAAAATCCTTTGCATGATATTGACTGGGTAAGTCCTTTTAATAGAAAAGAAACTGAGGAAAAATTCTTAAGTGTATATCCTGATGCTATTAAAGTAAGAGATATCTATGGTGAAGGTTATATAACTGATAGTTATCTTATTGCACCTGATGGATATTCTATAGCCAATTATAAAGCTGATGACTTTAATGGTAAAATAATAATTAACTCATATGATATTGTTGATAAAAATGGTATTGTAGTAGGTACATACAGATTGGAGAAACAAGAGAACAACAATCAAATGCAGGAAGTTGTTAGGGGAATTGAAGGTAAAGTTATTGACTTCTTTAGTTATGAAAATTATGGTGAGTTTAATAAAGGTGAAGCATTTCCTTATACTTCTAAACAAGGTACTGTAATTAAGCTTGCAAATTGGAAAGATATATTTAACGCTAAGCTTGCTTGGGCTAGATATAAAGATATCTGGGACTACAACAGATTTATTCCAAATGAAAACATAGTAAAAATTACAGGTAACCAACCAGGTGCAAGACTATCATCTTATGATAATCAGAATGCACCAGAAGGACTTCCTCCTATAGACAGAACATCTCCAACATGTGGTGGGTAATTAGTATCTTAGTATCATAATCTTTAAGAAATGCCTTGTAGAATACAAATAGAAGAACACATAAGGGAAAAAGCAGAATATGCAATGGAACCTTATAGAAGAAGAGATTACATTACAATGAGAATTGCAGCCAGCAATGTAAATAAAAACTTTGGCTATCCTGTTGTAAAAGTTTCTCAGTGGGAAGCTGATATCTATGAGGTAGATATAAATGTTCCTGAGCCTTTGATTGAAGAGTATTATCAGAATGAGCTTAGAAAAGAAGAGGCAGAAGCAAGACAGAGTCAAATAGAAGATGCTGCAAGAGCAGGTGAAATATATACTGATAAGTATCTATATGATGACAAAGAACTTGAGATAAAAGTAAGTAGAGAACAAGGACTAGATGATTATGAACAAATCATGTGGGATCTTAAACAAGATAGAGTAATGCAGGTAGCAAAACTCCTTGGACAAAGATTTCAAAAAGTATTTGGTATACCGCATGAAGTTATAACTGTAGCTCAAGCAAGAGAGTTATTAAAGAATACAAACGTACCATATACAGGAGGAGCATCATTTTATTATGGAGGTATCATATACATAGTAGAAGGTAACATGACTCCAGGTGCAATACTACATGAGTATGCACACCCATTTATTCAAGCAATAGAAAAAGATAATCCTAAGCTTTTTGAGAGACTCTTCTATAATCTTGCAACATATGATGTTGGTCAACAAATTATTCAAGAAATAGAATCAAAGTATCCTGAGTTAGAAGGTGATACTCAAAGATTTAAACAAGAAGTAATTGTTACTGCACTTGAAAGAGCTGCAGTAGATAAATTATCTGAGATAGAAAAGAATGATCCAGAGTTTAGAAATTTTCTTTCACAGTTACTCTATTCAATAAAACAAATTATAAGAAAGCTTGTAGACAAAGTAAACTTAAAAGAGCTTAGTCCAAATACTACAATGGATGAGCTTGCTGATATGTTTCTTGATCCACAGTTTGTTATTGAAGCTCCTAAGCTTTCAGAAGATTCCTTTGTATACTTTAAAAAGAACTTAAGTGACTTTACTACAGCTCTACAGGACATAAAGTATGATGCACTTATAGACACAATAAACCGGGTACATCAAGAAGTTAAATATGAGATTGCTGCAATTAAAGCAGCTCCTTTTAGATTAACAAAAGAACTCGCTGGTAAAGATGGTATTAAGTTACTTAGAGGAGTAGAGGGTAGTCTTAGAAACTTTCAAACTTATGAGAAAGATCCTTCTAAAGCTGATGTACAAGAAGTAGCTGATGCTATGCTAGATCATACTGAAGAGTTTAATAAGAGAGCCTTAGCTCTTATTAACAGTATGAATGAGATGGAAGTCTTTGCAGAAAACATTGAGAAGGTTCTTGATGAAATGAAAGACAACAAAGAACATTTTACTTCTGTAGGTATATCTAAGATAATGTACTTCAAGGACTTTATTGGAAGACAGAGTGAGTTCATAGAGGAGATAAAAGAAATATCAGAACTTAAGAAGACTAATGAGTTTTATAAGAAGTTGAACTCTGTAGATAATACTTTACAGAATGCAACAAGACAGATTAAAAGATTACAAAGAGAGTTTGTAACTGACTTCTTTGGTAAGTCTACTAATCTAATGACTACTAATCTAGAAGAAGGTATCAAAGAAAGAATTACTAAGATATTTAAAGCTGATGGTCTTAGTGATGATATAATTAATGAGTTCTACAACCAAGTAATTAATACTCCAAATGGTAAAAAGCTTTCAGTTAAAGATGCTAATTACCCACTTAATCCTAAGAGAGCTCAAAGATTAATCAATGATGTAAATGAATACTTTGCTAAAAGACTTGGTAAAGAACAGATAGATGATTTCATAGAAGGTAGAAGAGATGACTTAGGTTTCTTTAGTGCTTGGATTACACCCTATGCAAATATCAATGATCCTTTAGTAGGCTCATTTGCAAGTTTTGTAAAAAGAGAATTGAAGAAAGCAGAGAATAAAAGTTTAAAGCAAGCTAATGATATTGCTCAAAGAACTTTTCAACTACTAAAAGATGTAGGCTATAATCCTAATGATACAGGACAGCTAGGAAAGATGCTCTTATTTACAGATAAGGTTGGTACCTTAAATGATAAAGGAGAGTATGAAGAGTTTGAGGTTAGAAGTTTCATGGACAAGTTTAAAAACTGGAGATATGAAAGAGGAAAACTTCAGCATGAGTTTGATGAAGCTAGAGAATCTAAGGATAAAGAAAAAATAAGACAAGCATATGAAGCTCTCATTGAATTTGATGAGAAGTATATGCACAGAAGATATAAGAAGGAATACTATGATCTTCAGAAGATTTGGAAAGATGGAGCTAGAGTAATTGATCCTTTTACAAAGCAAGAGATTACTGTATCTAAAGAAGAAGCTTTTCAAGCATGGATGGAAAGACAAGCTGCTTTAGATAAGTTATCAGTTGTAAAAAATGTACACTTCACTGAACTAGAAGATGTAGAAGGATTCTCTATGGCTGATGCAGCTAATGCTGAGTATCAGAGATTGTTTGATGTGTATAACCCAGACAGTACACGTAAGACTGGTGAAGAATTAAGAAAGACTTTACTTAGAAGATACTATAGAGCTCAGTCTAGAAAGTTCTATGACTATCCTGTAAGTATGGATAGAGTGCAGCAAGACTTAGATACGTTTATTCTAAAGCTTGCAGGAGAAGGAATTACATATGAAAATAACAGAGAAAAGTTTGATGAGAAACTTGAGAAGTTTAAAAAAGTAAACTTTAGAACTGCTTATACAGATAAATATTATACTGATAAAAGAAGAATTCTTTCTGAGATTAGAGCTATTAACTCTAGAGCAAAAGCTAATCAAGATATTCTAGATAAAAGAGAAGATCTAAGTAAGCAACTATTTGAACTAGTAAATCTAGTACTTGACCAGAATGGACAACCTAATGGTATTGAGTTTACTCCTGATCAAATCAAAAGAATAAAAACTCTAGAAGAAGAGATAGCAGAAATTGATGCTATGTATGATAAGAAGAGTGGATTAGCATTTGAAGATTTAGACAGATACAGAAAGTATGAGTATAAGCTTGCTAATAACAAGACTCTTACTGAATCAGAAGAAATAGATTATCAAAATCTTATACAAGCTAAGAATGAGTTTGGTTTAAGTCCTATTGAAAAAGCTGCTCTAGATGCAAGGTGGAATGAGTATAGAGGTTTAGCTCAAAAACAACCTACTGAATATTACTTAGAAGCATTTGAATATGCATTAGGTGGGTTAGATGTTGAAGCTATAACAATAGAGAATGCAGATGAATGGATTAATGGGCCTCAAGCTATTAAAGCATTATCTGAAAATCCTAAGTTTAAGGATTGGTTCTTGAGAAATCACTATGTAAAAGAGGTGTTTGACAGTTCTATTCCAGGCATGGTTCCAAAGTATTTTAGAACTGCAGTCTGGAGTGTATCAAGACCTACTTCAGAAGATAGTTATGAGAAAACTATATTAGTACACCCTATTACAGGAGAAGATTTAGTTATTCCAGGAGTTCCTGCAGGTAAGTATTCATATCAAAAAATAAAAGATGAGTACCTCACAATTCCTAAAGGTGCTGATAAAAAGCAATATGTAGGAAAAGTTATAGACAACATGGGTAATTTCTTACCAAGAGAATACAACCCTAATGATCCTGACTCTGCATATGATAAAGCTTTTATGAATGAAGAATATGAAGCTTTAGATAAGAATAGCTCACAGTTTAAACTTCTTGAAGAGATTAAAAAGATATTCTTAGAAATTCAAGAGAATACAACTAACTCAACTAAGCTTTATTTAGACTTGCCTAGGATGAGGATGATATCTAATTTAGAGTATGTACAATCTGGTCAAGGTAGGGAAGACTTTAGAACTAAGTTAGAGGGAGTCACATCTGTAATAAAGGCAATGGCAGGTAGAGATAGAGCTGCTGATGCTGCAGAAGATGGTTTTAATGCTGATGTAGAAAGACAGTATCTAGTAACTACTGATATGCAAGGTAAACCCCTTAGCAGAATTCCTGTTAGAGGTTTATATAAACTTAAAACAAGTGAAGCTTCACAAGATGTATTAAAAGTATTATATGATTACTTATACTCTATAAATGAAAGCTCAGCACTCAGAGAATCAGAACCTTTAGTAAATGCAGTTAGTGATGTATTGAATGATCCAGCTAATGCTATTAAAAGAATGGATGCTATTAGTAAGCAAATTAAAAAGGCTACTGGTAAAGTTCAATTTTTACCTAAAGGTAAAGACAATAAAAGAGCTCAAGCTATTGATTACCTTATAGACAAAGTTTACTATGGTCAAGCAAATGACAGTCTTACTGAAGATAATCCGATGCTTGCTAAATTTAGTAACTTCTTGATGAGAGCTGCAAGTAGATCTTTTATTGCATTGGATATACCTTCTGCTCTTAAAAACAGATATGGTATGATTTTCCAAAGCCTTGTTGAAAGTGCTGGTGGAAAGTTTGTTACTCCAATGACATTAGCTAAAGGTAGAGCAAAGTCATTTACTACAATAGTTGAACTAAGTGGAAAAGGTATTTATGAAAAAGGGCCTAAGAGTTTAGACCTACAAATCATGGAGTACTTTGATCCTGTAACAGGTAAGACTAAAAAAGATTTTGGTAAATCATCTTCTAGAACTTTCATGAAGGATATGATGGACTTCAGTTTTCTATATGATTTTAGAAGACTAGCTGAAGTTGAAGCATCTCTACAAGTATTCTGGGGAATGATGTACCATAAAAAGGTAACTCAGATTCAAGCAGATGGTACTGAAAAACAAATAGACTATGCTGAAGCATTTGAGTTAGATCCAGACACAAAGCAAATAAAACTTAAGGAAGGTATAGATCCTGAGTTTGCACCTTATGATGTTGATCATACATTTACAGAAGGAGATACTATGAGTAGTATAGCTAAGAAGTATGGTATTACTGAGGAAGAGTTAGCAGCTAGAATAAGAAGAGATGATCTTTCAAATGTAGAACCTGGAACAGTATTAGAAATTGGCAGAAGTACTAAGTTCTTAGATTTCCAACAACAAGTAACTAGTGTAGGTAAGATGCTTAATGGACAGGTAAACTCTTTAGATAGTCCACAAGCAGATAAGTTTCTACTCTATAGATTTTTTACCTTCTATAAGAAGTTTGCCACAGGTATGTTCTTAAATAGATTCCAGACAGACTTATCTAAGGATAATAGATGGGGTCATGTATATAACTGGGATTTAGGAACTACATCAAAAGGTTATTACATCTCAGGATTCCAAGCTATCTATAAGACTTTTAGAGATTGGGGAGCTTACTATCCTATCATGACAGATGAAGAAAAAATAGCTATTAGAAAGATTGTTACAGAAATTGCTGGAATAATTGTTCTAGGTCTAGCTATAGGAATGTTGTTTGGATATGATAAAGGAGATGAAGACAGATTTGAAAAAATGAGGTTGCGTAATGAGAAGTATGGAGAACTAGGTGGTAAACTAAGTAATCACTTGTTGTATCAATTAATGATGGTAAAACAAGAGAATGAAGCCTTTGTACCAATCCTAGGTCTGCCTGAAATGGTTAAGTATGGAGATAAAACATCAATTGTATTTGGACCTACTATTAACTTGTACGTTAAAATACTAGGTGACCTATGGAACACAGCAACAGGAAGTCCTAAAGCTTTGTATAAGAATGATGCGGGACCATATCCTTGGCAAGAAAAAGATAGCTACAAATTATGGAATCACCTATTTGCATTGTATGGTATTAAAGGTAAGACATATGATCCTATCCATGCAATTAAATCAGCTGAGGCATTCCAGAATCTGAGATAAAAAAAAAAATAGGGGAGCTCAATTAAGAACTCCCCTTTAAATTTTTATTGTTTATAAACTATACAAGTTTACTCACTAGTAACAAACTTGATTGCTGCTATAAATTTCTCTACATCAGCAATATGCGCTGTGTTGTCACGTTTATCTACTTCATTTTCTCCACCTACAGTAAGGTATAATTCATTATCTTCAAAGTCAATAGATACTGTAGTACCATTGCCATCTGTAAAAACTATTGTCATAAGAATTGTTTTAAGTTTGGTTTAAAATAATTTGGACCTTTGGTAATCTTACCATCTTCTCTTAGTACAGGTTTACCATCTTCTCCTAGTTTGCTCATGTTACTAGAGTGAATCTCTGCAAATACATCTTCTATAATATATTGCATACCGTGTTTAAGTATAGTACCACATAGGATATATAACTTATCTCCTAATGCATCTGCTATATCTACTACAGATTGTTTTGCACACGCATCTAGGTACTCATCATTCTCTTCAGCCATAAGTGCATGTCTTAACTTTGCTGTACTCCAATGAATTGTTCTTGGAGATTCACCATTGTCTTGACCAAATGCATTATGAAACTCTTCTACTTTTTCTATTTGATTTTTCATACTACGAATTTAAAAAAAAATGGGAGAGACTACAAAAGCCCCTCCCATTATGCTAACCTAACTGCAAAAAGTTATAAGAATAAATTAGACCCATTAGAGTCATCATCATCTTTAAAATCTAAATCAAAGTCAAAGAAATCATCATCATCTGTTTCCTCTTCAAGTTTTAACTCATTCTCCATAGTTATATGATCTTCTGGAGATGGAGTAATAGATGCTCCTTCCCAAGCAAATGGTTCTTGTTCTTCAGCAGTATATAGCTGAGATTCAATAAACTTATTTTCTTCTTCTTGCTTTTCTACCATAGCTTCTTCTAACTGATCCATAAAAGATTCAGTTACAACAGGAGCCTCAAAGGTATTACCTACAGGATCAGTATAAGTTACTATCTCATCATTTACCATCTCTTCAGCTTCAGCAATCTGATCTAAGATATTAGTCTGACCTGGAATAGCATATAGAGGATCTAATGGTATACTAAGATCCATAATTGGTTTATCAACAAGAGCAACTGGTGTAGTAAAGTCTATCTCTTCTGTAAGTACAAAATGTAATACTCTTTGATCTTCCATCCATGTTCTTGGGTGTGACTGTTGTAATGCTAGAGTAACATGGTTGTAGAATGCCCATAGAGTATTCTTACCACCATTATAAAAGAAACTTGGTTTAGTTAACTGATTCCTTACAAAGCTAGCTTGCTCAGTAGTAAGTACTTCATATTCAGCAAATAAGATACCTAGTAACTCAGCTTGTCTTCTATCACTAAGTTGAACATCTTTCATTTCATTCTTAGCATCTACCAGCTGATCATAGTACATCATAGCATTAGTAATCTGAGCTTGCATACTAGCAATAGTATCAGCATCAGCAGAACCTGTATGCTTACGATTATAGCTACCCATATCACCAGAAATCATAACAGCACCATTAGCATTAATAAAAGTACCAACAGCACATTTAAACCTCATTTGTTTGTTATAACTGTTTGCCCATGCAAACATCAAAGACAACTCAGGATCATTAGCATACTCTAGCTTGTATATACCTTGAGCTATTTGTCCATCATGAGTACATCTGTACTCTTCATCTACAATTGCAAAACCTTGATTAGTAAGTTCTTGGAATGCATAATTAATAATTGATTCATGTGAGATAACTGTATAGGTGTCCGCATGATTTGGTAGCGGAACACCTGTGATATAATCTCTTGTTACATTTTTAATTTTTCTTGGCATTAGAATAAACTTAATTGTGATTTACTTGGTTCTAGATTATGTATTTCTTTCATAATCTTTTCATAATAAAATTCATAGTTCAAATCATATTGTCCAATATCTTTCTTGACATAATCAATAAAGAGAGTCTGCAGCCATTTACCAGCTACAACTTGAGTAGTTCTCTTATCCAAATAATTATACTTAATAATCTTAGAGCCTTTATTAGATACATAGTACCTAATAGTATTCTGCAGTTTGTTTTTCTTGTACTCTTGATTTACAACATACTCTTCATTAAACTGCCAGTCACCTTTGATTTTCTTACCTGCACAGAAATCATAAATGTTTGTCTGATTAGCTAAGAACTCAATAGGATCCTTACCATGAACAAAATAATAAAAGATGCCTTTAGGAATAACTAGAAAGCTTTTATTCTTATGTAAAGCTAGACCTGTAAACTCAAATCTACCCTTACACTTTACAGCTTGATAGAAGTGTTTACCTTCTGATTCCTGAAATACATAGTGAGGATTATCTTTCTTAATACTCTCTAATGTTTCTTTGTCAACTTCTTTAGCTGTGTTTACTGCTATGTAGTTATTCACATCACCAATAATCATTTTATCATAGGTATCATGCTCTAGTTCAAGATTAGTTATCTGTTCCCACTCTTTACAAATCTCATAGTATTTGTCTTCATACTCTCTTGGAATCATAGTCTCAAGACCATCAGTATTCTGCATCAACGGAACAGCACCAGGAATTCTTTCACTTACCATCTCATATAACAATGCTAGACTTAGCTGACCATTAATAGTAATCCTCATAGTAAACTCAGGATCATATAGAAAGCTATTCTCATCATTACTAAGACCATAGGTAGAATTCAAAATAATCTTGTATACATAATTTCTGACATCTTTCTTACTAATCTTTCTTCTCTCATTAAAGAACCATTCATACTGTTCACAGAAATCTTCTTTAGGTAAGTGTGCGGGAGACCATCTATTTCTAATAGCAAGATTAGGATAGAAACTTACAACATCTGAAGTCATAATTATCACATCCTTATCTGACTTATAGATACCAGCTTTTCTTGCACCATGAATACCACCCAAACCAAAGTCTGTCTTAACTCCCTTATACTGAATTGAATATTTAAAACCACCTTTAGTTTGATCCGGGTACACCACTATTTCTCTAAATCTATTGATTAGCTTTTGAAAGGTGGCAGTTTTAAAATCAAGATAATCTAGAAGAATATCTTTTACATGTATCTCAGTTCTCCTAGTTCTAAGTTGTCTAATCTCATTCTTCTTAAAGCCCATCTTTTGACTCAAGAAATGAAGAAACAGATCCTTAGAAATCTTAGTTTCTGAAGCACTGAAAAGATTAATGTTATACTCTTCTGTCAGTGTTTTGCGTAATGCAATCTGACTCTTACTAAGTTGCATAATCTTCTTAGTAGAGTTGACATCATTTTTACAATACCTGATTATATCTTTTATTTGTTCTAGAGTTTTAATCTCAGTACTATGATGAATAGGCATATCAACAATATTAGGCCAGTCCATTGTGTATTGAATCCACTTCAATGAACTTCTCTTTGCTGCATTATCCCAGTGATTTAGTTTAAATACATCTACCTGGTTGATTTGTATATCCCAAGGATTAAACTCCAGAAACCTATCTTCATTCTGTCTTTGAATAATATCCTGAGCTTTACTATAAATCCATCTAGCTACTTCTTCTGGATCCATGTGTACTAGTTGCTCATGACTTCTAAGAATGTATTCAGTTATCTGGCTATCAAAACCTAAACCATTAAAACTTACATGCCATTCATCTAGTTCTATATTTCTGATAAGAAATTCTATCAGTTTTTCTGTGTCATTCTGAAGCTTATGTATTACAAAAACTTCTGTATCATCTGTTTTAATATCCTGAAACACAGCAATAAAGCAATTGCTCAGAGTTTCATAGTCCATGACGTAATGTGTACGTTGATGCATAATATACAGTTTTAATTAGATAAGAAAGGGAGAACTACCACATAGCTCCCCCTTATCCTATTTTGACAGAGTAAAAAAAAATTACTTTTTCATAAAAGACTCATAGTCAAACTCCTTGCAGTTAACACCAAAAGTTGTAACTAGTCCTTTAACAGCTTCTGCATCTTCAAGATAAAATTCTTGAAAAGTTTCAATAGTTCTCCTTTCTTCTTTAACCATTCTACCATTTGGTCTCTTGGTTTTAAGAGGAGCTGGATCACCATTGTCATCTAGCTTAGGAAGCATGTGTAATGTTGTCTTAGTAATCCTACTGATAACAACAAACACTTTTGTACCTGGATCCCATATGCATTCTACATAAGGACAGTCTAGTGTTAAAGGAATCATTCTAAATGTTTGGTCTTCATTCCAAGAAGACTTAACTAGGAGCATATTACCTCCAATGTTTGAACTCATAATTGTTGGTTTTAATGTTTACAAATTAACCTAGAATTTTTTTGTTTTGCAAATCTTTAATGTCTACAGTTAGTCTTTCCTTTTCTAGGTCTGGTTTACTACAAAGCTCACCTACGGATCTCAATAAGTCTTCTGGAGCCCCTAAGAGTTCTGCATAAAGAGTAAAATAGTTTTCTGGAAACATATAACTACTAACGTAGACATATGTACTACTAGTTTTATCAAAATGATCTCTTACTTTACGCCTTACTTGCATGCTCATCTGACTATATCTACCATTAATAAACTTCATCCAATCAGATTTCAAATCAGCAAAATCAAATATTACAACTTTTCTACCATCATCAAGTTTGAAGTAATCACTTATTCTCTTATGAGCAAGTAATACATTCTTCTCAAACTTGTGATACTCAACATCATTTCTTGATGGGTATACAGTTATAAATTTGGCATCCTCAGGGGATACATGACCATCCCAACAAATATAAGTTTGTTCAGGGACAGCCACAGCACCTCTTTTAATTCCAAGGAGCGGATACCATAACACCTTGGATTTTTGAAAATAGCTTTTGTAAAGCGCGTCAATTGCCATAAAGCTTAGAGTTTTAAATTACCCAATGCAAGCTCATAAGGAAGAGTATAATCTCTACTCTTGTAATGGTAGTCTAAGACTTCCAATACATGTTTAAAATTATTCTCCCATACTTTCAGAGTTTGTTCTGATACTTGATAAGGATAAATCTGGTTGTATTTATCTACTACTATGAATGTGAACACCACTTTCCAATATTCAGCATCAGGTCTGTGCCTAATAAAGTTATTTACAGTCAAGCCTATGTACATCATAGCTTGAATATCATAACGATAATAGTCTACAGTTTTTGGGAAATCTTGAATCAGCTTACTGGTTAGCTTGAGATCATTGATAAATATAGTTCTAGAAGATTCTTCTATAACCATATTATCAACGATACCTTTAAAACCAAAATCATGTTTTTCTAAATCAGTTTTCAACATGAGTTCATTTAAACAGGACATGGATTCTGCACCACTGGTCCCTATCTGGAGTAAAGCTCTTACTCTGTCATCAGCTTTAATAACTCCAACAACTTCTTCTGCTTGCATTTTAACAGCAGAATCTATTACAGTTTTATTTTCTTTAACCTTAAGAAAATTAAAATACTCCTTGTTATTATCTGTAAGGATCTTCTCTATTCTCTGAGCATCAGTCTTAAGACTTTGATACAGATTTACAGATAGCAGATATGTTAGTATCTCATTACTGAAATCTCCAAGATCCAGTGCAGGATTATTCATCTGAAGATAATAAGTATTAAAGATATGATCCAACAATAGTCTATTACTATCTGTAGGAATTTTACCAGGGAGCATAATAAACTCCTGATCAAACCTTTCTGGTTCAAGTAACAAACAGTGTGTTGCCCTACCTGCTACCAGGTGGGCATCAACACTATCTTCTCTTTGTTTAAGTATATAGTGGCTATAGAATAACCTAGGTGAGAATAAAAGCTTATTTATGCTTGAGTAACTAAAATAAAACTTCTCTTCATAAAACTTCTGAATCTCTTCAGATGAAATCAAAATTGATTGTGTTTGTATTGACATATTCTTTCTCCTGTATATAATTATCTTTTAGATTTACTATTAGTTCTTCTTTCATAAGTTCATCAAGCTCTTCACTTACTGTTACAGCTTTTACTTGAAAATATTTTGAATAAGATCCTGGAATATTATTCTGAAATTTATTAAGTAAATGCATTAGATTATCTCTTGTAAGAGCATTCTTAGCTTTAAGAATGTTTACAGAATCATCCATACCAGGCGATAGATTCCTATCAAATCCCATATAACTCTTAAGAGCCTTGAAATTTACATGGTTCTTACTAGGTATATCAGACATTCTACTTCCAAAATCATAAAACAAATCTACTAGATAAAGTATACTACCTACATAATCACAGTTTGCCATAATCTCCATAGCAACAGTCCAGTTCTCTTTATCAGAACTCATGAACATATCACTAATAGCTTTATGCATATCAGCATCAATTACTACAGCTTCTGGACCATTAATATAAGGCATAAGAGCTACTTCATTAGTAAGTTGTTTACTAACAATAGCATCATATAAATCCTTATGAGCATCAGCTACTTTATAAAAAGTTTGTCTGTTTCTAGTTACACCCTCTTGACCATAATAAACTTTAGCAAGACGAAAAGGTAAATTAACTTCTGTGAATACTTTAGCAGTAAAGTTATCACCTAAAATTACTACATCTTCTGTATAAAATTCTAGAGCTGTCTTAAGTTTATCATAATAGTAACTATCAATATGGTTACCTTCTTTACAAGATTCTATAAACTCTGTGAATGATTGAGTGTCACAGGTATGATACCAACTATCATCAAATAGATTAAACCCAGTTTTTCTACCTGTAAAGATATGACTTGCTTTATCAGGATCTCTTACTACTTTAATACCATACTGAGAACCTAGATCTTTGAGTTTAACTCTTGGAATTGTAACACCAGGAAGAAAATAGAAAGTATCCCCCTTTTGAGGGGAATAACTTTCTAATATATCATTCTGAGTAAAAGACAAATCTCCTATACCATGAAAGCTGCCGGTTATCATATCTACAGAAGTTTCAATATAAAACTTCAAACCATTCTCTGGAAAGTTGTCTACATCTGTTAATCTAATTACTAAATAATTTTTCAATGTACTCATAACTATTATTTTACAGCCATTTTAACTACAGCAGGATTCATCATCAACTTAGCCCATTTAGTCTTATTACCATTTACAATCTCCTTGATAATAAAATACTTAAGGTCATCTGTGAATACATCACATCCTGTAGTAAGTTTAATTACTCTATTTATCATTTGATCACTAACTGCTTTTGTCTCAGAATAAACAAGACAATAGTTAATCATCCTAGTTGCAATCACACTAGAGATATCTGCTCTAAAGTTACCTCCTTGATTTACAGAAGAGTTAAGAGCTCCTACCACATATGCTTCATTAGGATTTGTCATCATATCTTCAGGAGATATAATCTTATCCAAGTTGTTATTAATGAACATAGTAAATAGGCTTGATGTCTCTGAACCTACAGAACCTTCACCAATCATTTGAACTAATGGAAGCTCATCTTCAAACTTATCTATAGAACTAATAGAGTTGAAGAATGTAGTAATTGCACGAGGATTAACATTAGAGTTAATAACTTCTGGATTCATCAATAGGAAGTTAATACATCTACCATCAATACCAGCAGTCTCTGCCCACTTAGCCCAGACCTTCTCATCAAACTTTACCTCAACAGAAATAAATCTAGTCTTCTGAGCTATATCCAAACTAGTAACATTATAGTCACCATTATCTGGATTAGTAGTTAATACAATATGCCAGTTCTTAGGAAGCTTCCAAGAGATATACTCTTGTCTATCAATCAATTCCATAGTTGCTTGCATGAATCTTTGATCTGCGCGAGTATAATCATCAAGAATCAAGAAGCCACCCTCACCTTTACCTTGTATCCACTCAGGAGAAGCATGAGACATTCTACTCTGACCACTAGGTCTAAATCCAGCTTTGACATAAGTCTCAAGTAAAGTTTCTTGAATCCATTTCTTAGCTCCATCTTTGTTCTCAATCTCAAACTCTTTGAATGGAAAACCAACTAAGTCACCCAATTCTTCTATCTGAGATAAATTTAATTTAATGACAGCCATATTCATCTCCTTTGCAAGTTGCATTAGAGAAGAAGTCTTACCAAGACCAGCTTCACCTTCAATATTTACAGCTACAGGTACTTTACCTTTTGTTTGAATATGCTGATTATTCTTCACCATGTGTCCCAAGAAGGACTTTAACTCATCAATGTTTAACTTTACTTGACTCATAATTCTAATTTTATAACTTTACCTGGTAATTCATCATTCATTTCTGATCTTTCAGACAGTACCCATAATACAGGGGACTTAGGTTTTACAGATGTGTGCCATTCACCATCAGTAAAATAAATTAAGCTTGTGTACTTCTTAAGGTTTTGATTGTAATACTCAAGGACAGGGTCAAACTCAGTTCCACCTCTACCATTTAGTTTTATCTTATTCTTACCATTATAAGGCTCTATAGATCTGATAGTTGTATCACATTGTATAATAGTGATATCTACTCCTGTTTTATAAATATGATGTATCTCATTCATAAACTCAAGAACTTCAGCCTCAGATACAGATGCAGAAGTATCAATACCTAACAACATATGCTGCCTCATCTTTATCTTCAAACCAGGATTCTCAGAATATCTTTTATTCTCTTTTCTCCTAAGCTTTTTAGTAAAGATCTTTGTACTAACTCCTGTAAATCTTCTTACATAAGCTCTCCAATTAAACTTAGCTTTCTCAATTTGAGCAAGTTCAAGTAGGTGCTTTTCTACATTACCTGGAACAGAACCTCTTTTCTTAACAGTTTGATCTGCAGCTTCACTAAGAAGTCTATCTAGTTGTTGCTGAACAATCTTCTTCTCAGCTTCAGATAGATTATCAAAGTCCTCCCATGTACTATGATCAGGCAAACCTTCACCAGAATCCATCTGGTCACAGAGTTGATCATAGTTAGGACATCCTGAAGTACCATCCTTATCTTTCTTATCCTTGGCCTCTTTAAGCTTATCATAGTAATACCTAGTACCAGCTTTAAGATCAAGATTAAGTTCAGAATAGTCTTCAATCATAATACCTCTTGGTGGAAGTTTAGACAATTCTACTACAGCTTCTTCTGAAGTTATAGTACCTGCTTCAACCTTATCAGTAATAGACTTCTTAAGATTATCATACTGTTCTTTAGTATACTCATCACCAGGAAGATAACCCTTATCAATATATTGATTAATCTCCATGTCCATTGCTATGTTAGCAAGCTTTCTATCAGGAAAATTAAAATACATTGATAGATGGAAATTGGAAATATGCAATAACTCATGCTTAAGAATACCAATCCTGTGATTGTCAGACATTCCTTGCCAGAAGTCTTCATTAATAGTAAGTTGATAGTTAATACCATTCTTACTAACTCCGGCAGTAGGAATCCTGTTATTCCATACTTTATTCAACATGATAAGAAAGAACCCATAGAAGGGCTCTTTCCACATCAATTCTTTACTAGCTTTACCTAGTGTATCCTCTTTACTCATTTCTTTAGAGTTAGGTTAAAATCTAAATTCTTTGTAGGATAACCCATATTATCTAGCATTTGAACAAGTTCTGCTACATGTCTTTCTAGAAATGCAGTTACAGATTCTTTGTCAGCTTTCATTGATATTAAGACACTTAACCCTTTAGCATAAGTAAATGGACTATCAAAATCATAATACTTTGAAAGCTCTTTTGCAGCTTCAGGTGCATTTGATTGCCATTCACTATATGTTAAACGAGAGTACTTAAATATATAAAGCAACCATCCAAAATCAGAATCTTTGAAATTAAATGCTTCAACTGCTTTATACGCTAAATGTCCATTATCTTCATCAGGAGATAAGAACATGTTTATAATGTTATCAGCTTCTTGTCTTGTAATTTTCATCAGTCTTCAATTTTTAAAGTTCTAATCATCCACTCTTCAGGTTTACCAGACTTAATAGCCTTAAACCATTCTTTTGCACTAGGAATATATCCAAAGCAATCCTCTTTTACATGCTGTTCACCAATGTATCTAACATAGACATCTTTACCATCAGAGTTGGTAATTGTCATACCAAATCTTTGTTCACATTCAAATATACCTTCACTGTGATGTCTAAACATTCTATGCTCACTATGACCTATCCAAGCCTTAGTAGCATCAAACCATTCATGAATTTTAATATAGTCAGTTGCTACACCTCCCCATTTTCTAACAGAGGATCTAGCATGATCCCAAGGATGTGCCATTATATACTATCTAAATAATCTAACATATTACCTCTAGCATCATTAAAGCCGTCTGCTTTAGCATCATCATATAACTCTTCTACTTTTGTTATTATTTCTTCTTTTAGTTCATCTGTTAATGTTTGAAGATCTAAACCTTCAATCCATTCTGTAAATTCATCTATATTCATTATTCTGCTGATTTTTGGATTAAGTTACCTTCATGAGTATAGTTCTCAAGCTCAATTATTCTAATATTATTATCAATTGAGTATTGTCCTGAAGGAACCATTATAGATACTGTACCGTAACCACCTTCATTATTATACCAATCTTCTATGTCTTCAAGAAGTTTCCTATATGTAAAGTCTTCTATTCTAGATTTCAAACCTGAACTTAAAACACAAAGTTCAGGACTATCAAAATGTACATTATCTTCTACATCTTCTACAGCATCAATAGGTTTAGTACAGTACTGAATCTCTTCAATTTGACCAGAGTCTCCTGCTCCATCATATCTTATCAAAATACCTGTAACACCCATACCAGATAATTCTAGCATAAGCTCTGTCATTTCTAATTCTGTCATAATCATTTTGTTTTGTAAAACCGTCCTAATATGTTTCCATTTAGGAATTCTTCTTTCTCAAGTACCTCATACAGGAACTGATGTTTTGTTTCTTGATATGTTAACTCTGTAGATGAATAGCATATTCTAAGCATTTCTCTTTTGATTACTCCTCCTGCTTTTGCAAAGTCTTTAAGTATCTTATTACTACTATAGTACTTCATAAAATTAGGTACAAGCTCTCTCCTGTACTTTTTTAGCCTTTTATCTGTAGTCATAGCCAAAGCTTTCTTACCTAATGGTTTTTTAACATTAGCATAGAAGTTCTTTTTACCTATGTACCTTACAGATTTACCATCAATAATAGCTGACATCTCATATATAAAACCTACAGCTCCTTCAGGAATAGATAGTTCATCAAATTCCTTTCCTTCATATATCCACATTTTCTTTAAGTTGACTGATTAAGAGTAAATAATCTACTATTTCAAGTTTTAGTTGAGTATTTTCTGACCTTAAATTCATATTGTCTTCTTCTAGAAGTTCATTCTGTTCTTCAAGCTGAGATTTTTCATCTTCAAGTTCAGTTATTTCAGTTATGTAATCTGTTTTTAGTACTTCAACCTCTTGTTTTAAATCTTTAAAATAATCATTAACGTAGTCAAGATGATTTTCAACCTCATTCATTGTTCTTTCTATACTCATAGTGTTTGTTTTAGTAATGGAAATAACTTATCTCTGACAGCTTCAATACCATGTATGTTCACAGAGTCTGATAGATCCTTTTCCATATCTAGTATAATATAATCAATACTATATTTCTGTTTGTACTTTTCCATAGAAGCAATACCTGCCTCATCATTGTCAAACAAAGTAATAATCTTCTTATACTTAGATCTTAGCATTACCATATCAGATTCTCTTATCATACTATTCTCACTGTCTGGAGCAATTGCTTCTATGTTCTTAATACCCAAAACATTAAAACACATTAAGTCCTTTAGTGAAGATGTAATAATCAGATATTCACAATCAGATTTTAGTTGGTCTAAACCTTGAATATAGTTATTGACCTTTATGAATTTCTTATCAGTATTTTTAGGACAATAGATTTTGTAGAGTGTACCATCATCTTTGAAATAACCATAAGTAAAGTTGTTATTAAATAGAAAAGATCTGGAGTGACCATCCTCTTCTACCTTCTCCATTGTAAAGAACTTCAAAGGAGATACATTATATCTATCAAGCATCTTAGAACCAATCTTAAATGCAGACCAATAGGACTGATCAAGATTATTCCAGTGTCTTATCTCAAAATCAACAACCTTGTACTTATCATGTACCTTGTATTCTCTATTAGTGTTAGTACTACCATTATTTAGATAATTAGTATAATCTTTTCTTATCTTAAACACTGCATTACTAAATGACAGATTATATAATAACATTACTAAATCCTTACCATTACCTTGATAACCAGTAGAGAAATCTTTGAATCTATAATCATTAATAGAGTTACTAAAATAGATAAACATTGATGGTGTTTTCTCTTGCCTAAATACTGAAAATATTTTTATATCTTGTCCAGAAAGACACTCAGTTAGATTAAGATAATACTCAAATATCCAAGCATTTGGAATGTCTTCTAGTTGATCATATATATTCTTTGTTGATATCATAGCAAATAAATAATAGAAAAGGGGAAACCATTACTGATCTCCCCCTTCTATCCTAATTGCTTAGTCTAAAGAGAAATCAGTAGCTGCTCTTTGTGGAATATTCAAGTCATCATCACCAAATGATCCTACTTCACGAACTTCCATCTTCTTGAGATGCTCCTCCTCATTAAATTTGATTACATCACCACCTATAGGAGTAATAGCATAAGATCCTTTAGTTCCTTTTGGTAGCCACATATCATAGTTTGTATATCCATTCTTGCCTTCATATTCTTTACCAGCAACACAGAATTCTACAAACTTATCTTTGAACGGTGCCTCATTGTTAAAAGCATCAATAAATTCTTCAATTGTATCATGCTTATTATCTTGAGATAAGAACCAGTCACTTATACCAAGAGTAGAAGTAAGATTCTTCAAGAAGATCATAATAGATCTATCTCTCTGAACTTTTACACCACTCTTTGTTACACCATCAGCAAATGCATATTGAGAAGCTTTTATTCTACCAATCTGACCTGCATAGTGACCTTTGCTTTCATCATCTTTGTCAATCATGAAGCCCTCAAAACCTTCAATAGGTTCTGTCTCTACATTTAGAATCATATGATATGCACCATCAATAAACTTGAAGTTCTCTAGTATAATACTATTGATCTTCAAAGTATGATTACCTGGTGTAATTGTCTTAGGTAGTCCTCCACCACCTTCTGTCAATCCTGTTGTGCTTAAAGCCATTTTAATTTGTTTTAGTTTGTTAATCAATAAATACTTTGTCCCAGTAAGTTTTATACTCACCGTTCTCATCAATCTCAGAAATCACTATTTCAGCATTACTTAGATGCGCTGGTCTTGCACCACAAGCAATATCATCATTAGTTTTAAAACTGAGGATATTCTTATTACCCTTTCTGTAGAGATAACCAATTGCATCTGAATTAGAAGTTGTAATTCTTTTCAGCTTACCAGTTAAATCTAAATCAAGAGAGTTAAAAGTACCTCCAGCTTTCTCAAGCTGAGTATCCTTTACGTGACCAACAAAGATAACATAAGGAGCCCAAGTCTTGATATAGTCAATGACTTTTGTAAATGCTTGTCTAGTCCAATAATAACCAGAACCTTCAGGTAAACCTAATATGCTTCCATATTTCTCTTTACCGCCTCCAGGGTTGAACCAGTTCTTACCCATAGGAGCACGAGAATATAATGCTTCTGCATAAGGAATTACCATCTCTTCTAATGCTGTGATAGTATCAACTGCTACTATCTTATAAGGATTACCAGCTTCTTTAATGGCTTGACCCACTTCTCTGATTTCCTCAAAGCTATTAGCTTCTACTTTCATTGCATTAAGATACTTAGAACCACCTTCTAAATCTAAAATAAGACAGTCAGGTAGCTCAGCTAACAAGCTTGTCTTACCAGTCTTAGGCTTAGAAAAGATAATAAGATTCTTAGGGCTCAAACTTTCTGGAGCCACTTTTGATGTTGGCAATACAATTCCCATTACTTAGATATTAAATCATTCAACCATTTCTTGTTACTAACAGGTTTCTTCAACATGATAGCAGCAAGATCTCTTACTGTAATTTGACTAAGTGGTGCATCTGAATCTGGATCTATGATTTCATCAAAGTCAGGGAAGACATTTGTTGTCTCCTCTTCCTTCTGAATCTCAATCTTGATTAACTCAGATACAGGAATTAAATACCTAACACTAGTTGTACTGTTAGCTGATGGTTCAGTCTTATCATACTCTTCTTCAAAATGAGGATTATACCTCCATTTGTAGAGAGTTCTGTTTGGATCTTCAGGTTCAAGATCTATACTAGTAAACTCAGTATAAATATCTTTACCTTTTCTCAATTCACTTTGGAAGAACCCTAAGCACATCTCATTCTTCCCTTTGGGAAAATATGCACACTTTGGTATGAATAATGGGTTTTCTTCTTGAATGATTTTGAATTTCCAATCATGATGTTTAATCAGCTCTTCAGTCTTCTCCTGTCTATTGACAGATGTTGATTTTGTTGTAAGACTCATAGTTTAATTTTTAGTTGATAACCTTCTTTCTTGTTGCGGAGGTGTTGGCATCTCCACAATCTTCATCTTTTCAAATTCAGCTCTAAAGAAACTTAGTCTAGTATCACCATTCCTACATTTAAGAAAGTGTAGTACTATAACTCTGTCATCTTCAATCATATACCTATCAGGACCATAGTACCTAATCTTCTGCTTAGCAGGTCTATTGATACCTATAACAGTATCAGCATGCTGTAACAGAGCATCAGCCCCAAACAAATCAGATTCAAGTACATAATTACCATACTTACCTTCTTCATTTCTCTCAGGATTGTCTATGTTTCTATTGAGCTGACTAAGAACTACAAATGAAACAGGAAACATTCTTTTGAGTAATGTAAGAGCTTCACCAAGATTGTTAAGCATATCATGCTTATCTTTCTCATATGGAGCTTTCTTAAACAACAATGAATGGTCAATAGTAATCAGCACTTTTGTAAAAATCATATTCCCGTCTTGATCATACTTAGCATGTGCAAACATGTAATCCCTAACAATCTCCTTAAATTCATCTATAGTACAAGGAGTTTCTACTACATCTATTGGATACTGTATTTTTTGCTTTGCATAATCATAACATCTTTGTAAATCATCATCACTTAGTTTTCCATCAGCACTACATAAGTACTTATAAGACTTGCCAATTACACTGGAATACTCACGTATTGCAGAAGTTCTAGCTAGCATCTCAAACTGAAATTGCAGGACTCTAAAATTCTCACCTTGGTTGAGTGGGAAAGATTCCCTTACAATCTGTTCTGCAATTAGTGTTTTACCACTAGCTGGTCTACCACCAATAACAGTGAGAGTATTCCACTCTATACCATCTGTAGTAGCATCATTAAACTTTGGCCAAGGAGTTCTTAAACTCTTTATAGAACCACGCATTCTACCCTGTAGATATTTTAAAGATTCTTGAAATCCTTGTTTTTGGCTAGCCCATTTCCTTTTAGACTTAACCTCACTTTTATTATCCATGAAGTCTATTTGTTTTGTAACTCTTTCTTTACTCCTTGATACATAAAATGTGTCAGAGTAACTATAACCTCTATGAGTAGATACTGCATAAAGTTTATAGGGAGTATAAATTTATCTACAATAACACAACCAGCTGCAGAGCCAATTATTGCTACTAAGATAAGCTTTAGAGAATTTCTCATACTACTCTCTCGCTAAAATGTTTTTCCTCATAATCATTTCCTCCATTAATATACATATTACAATAATCAGCAAGTTCAGATTCAAATGTTTTCTCAGCAGTGTTTGTTTTACGGATAAAATACTGTGATGTTCTCATGTATTTGTATCCTTGTCTTTCATAGGTGTCAACATACATTTTAGTAGCTGCAATGATAGTACTCCAATTATAATTATGATGCTCAAAAAACCATCTGAAAGCATTCTCAAGATTTTTCTTATCAGCACGCGCATACTTACCACTTGGGAGCTTTAATTTAGGAAAAATTTCTGAATATTCCTCTATCATTTTGCCAAAATCTTCACCCATTATTTGTGTAGAAGTCTTCTTCTTACTAGTCTTAAAGAACCCATCTACTTCCTTAAGTAGAAACAAGGATTTACCAGTAAGTTTACCAGTATTCTCATCAATCCATTCTCCTGATAATCTTGCAAATTCTACATTAGATGATATAAGCTTAGGAATAATATTATTCTGCTTACAATGAAGAAAATACAGTTGGTTTGGAGTAATGTTATTCTTTATCAGAGTCTCATATATTTCTAACATAGCTACCAGATTAAATCAAAGTTATACAACTTTTTTACAATATCTCTAGCTTCCACAAATACATTCTTGGAATCCCATTGTTCTTGACTATTGTAGCTAGCAGATGCTGGATGCATAACATGAAACTTGTAACAGTTATCATTAATTGCATCAGCCCATTCTGAAGCTTTCTTACCCATAAATATATAAACCATACCTGGATTATACCATGATAACCAATCTAGAACATAAGCAGTAAATGGTTGCCAAATAAGATAGTGTTGACCTATTTTACCTACAGAAGTTGTCAAAGCTGTATTTAGCAAGAGTACACCTTGATTAGACCATCTTTTCAAATCAGGATCTTGATATGAGGGGAATCCACCATATACAGTTCTTTCTATTTCTTTAAATATATAGTCTAAACTAGGTTGTACTTTACCTGTTTTACTACAGCTAAATGAAATACCATCAGCAATATCTACTTGTGGGTATGGATCTTGACCTACTATCACAACCTTAAGTTGATCATAGGGACATTCTTCAAATGCTCTAAACCAATCTTTCATAGGTGGAGTAAATCTCTTACCATCTCTTGACTGTGAAGCTAAAGTAGTTATTATATTCTCAAAGTCTTTACTATATATAAATCCTCTAAGAATTCTTGCCCAACCAGAGGGTTCTAGTTTAGCTATCATTTTATCTTTTATCTCTTCTATATTCAGTGTGTTAGACATAAATTTTTATTTTTGTTAAAAAGTGTATTATGGCAATTAAAGTAAAAGAACTTAAAGATGATGCTCTAATTGATGTTAAAGTCAATAAGAACTATTACATGATGTTAAAGAACTCACTAGCATTTATCTTTCAGCATATACCTGGAGGTGATGACAAAACAGAATCTCTAGATAGAATCATGAATGCTAAAGTTGATGAGATGAATCATGCTGAAATAAGTTTTTATACAATTACTTTAATGCTTGCAGAAATTGAAAAGATTGCTAAAGATCAAGAGCTATATGATGAGAAAGAAGTTCTTGAGCCCGGTGATGAAGGTTATGTAGAACCTACAGAATAATATTCATTTCTCTCCCCAACTCATTACAGGTCTCAATAGCTGAGCTTATTTCATCAGAACTACAATCAGCAAAGGATTTGTAAAGTACTTCATCTTGATCAGTAGTCCACAAACCTGACTTGTCTTTTATAATTATCTTCATTTCATCAAATGAATAACCTAGCTCAGAGGCTAGCATTCTTATACATGCATGCACTTTAGATATCTGAGCATTGTTTGCTTTCTTACCTTTTACAGTTACAAGCATTTCTATCATCTCACCATCTTTAAGACTATCAATAAACATTTGATATAAGAGCGCATCTTTCTTATTAGAAAAGCTCATCTTAGTGCCTTTCTTTACCATTAGTCCTGTAAACATATCAGTTAGCTTTAGTCCACTTTTTAAATAGTGCAATGAGAGTTTGTAGATCTTCTAAATCTTTGATAACTATATCAAGATCATAACAGTATACTTTCCAGATACCACCATCTATCTCATCACTTCCATTAGAGCTAAGAGTTACATGATTATTGAGGTCTAGCTTATAGTAATAGTAATCTGTTTTATCACCACTCTCTTCAGTAGGTACATCAATTCTTTCAAACTCTTCTTCTATAATCTCTATTTCTTTCATAGCTCATTTATTTTTTCAATGACATCATCATAGAACTGTCTCATTCTAATACTTCTTCTACCATAGTTTGTTTGATCATTAGTATAGATATGCTCTTCTCTCAAGAACTCAGCTATACCAACAGCACATGATTTTGAATTCTCATGTGCTGTCTTTGGGTCTATGGTATAGAATAATTTGTATGCAAAGTGGTAGAGCTCATCAGCTCTGTCTTCCTCATCTGTCATTTTTTCACAAACTTTTTAATTATATGTACTGGGTATCCAAGTATTACATTCATTAACTCAGGAGAAACATTAGGTTTTTTACTGTCATACTCACCATGAGTTTTAATCCTAGATTCTCTAAGTTGCTCAATAGAAAGTAGTGCCATGTAAATGTTGTCTTGATCCTCAGATGAGAACATAGATCCTAGTGTGTCCCTTTGTTCTTCTGTAACAAGTCCCAAAGATAATAATAAGTTTATTTCACAGATTAATATAAAGTCACTTATAGTACCTGCTTTAGCACCATTCATGTAACTCCACCACAAATAATTTGTTGGCTTGTCAGATACAAGAGTCATTTCAAAATGCTCTTTTACTATCTTCCCTGTAAGTTTACGAAGTTTTTTAAGTATCTCTGCATTAGTTATCCTGGCCAGCAGGCTGTTGTGATGTTTCACCATCCCTAGTTTTTTTAGGACCAATAACTAATGCTTCTTGTACAATCTTATCTAAGATTTGAGTGTGTTGAGTAATACTTGTAGCCTCAATGTTCATTTTAGATATAGTAGTTAGTATAGCACTCTCTACTTCATTCTCAGGAATAAGTACAATTCTTGTTGTACCATTTAAAATCAAATCTACTTTCATAGGTTATAATTTAGTGATTTTCATCATACAAACATGAGACTACTAATATAAAAAGTATCTCATTTAAGGTTGTCAGCAATCTTTTTAACTGACACACAATACTTTGGACCTGCTGCATAACTATCTGCAAGATATGAATAATATTGTTCTTCTGTTTTACACTTAGATAAATAAGTAGCTTGATATAAAGCATAATCAACTATAGATTCTTTCCAATTGCTATATACTGCATGACCAAATTGAGTACCTAAGTTATTACTGATACGCAATCTAGCCTCTCTCATACCAAAGAGATTATTATTCTTTTTACAAATCTTTGATGTGAATGTACCAGACTCTATAATAGCCTGTGCAAGAACAATGTGAGGGAACTTAACATTTAATTCCTTAAGATACTTCATCACATTTTCTTTATTCAGTTCCTCTATTTTAGGTTGTACTAACTTATCCTTATATACAGTAACTGTTTCTACTTTTTTAATAACTACTGGTGGTTTTGTTACACTTAAAATTGTGAATGCTGCAATCATACCACCTACAATAACTACACTTGTTTTAAAACTAATCAGTTGTTTATTCATATTATTTGATTTTGGGATTAATAGTAGTCCCAATAGGACTCGAACCTATAACCTACACATTAGAAGTGTGTTGCTCTATCCAATTGAGCTATGGGACTATGCTTTGATTTTTATAGTAATGATGGTGTCACCATCTTTTGCTACTATAATAGAAGGCTCTGATACTACTATCTCAGCTTCTTTGTCATTAACAAAAATAGTATAATTTTTATTTTGGTGTTCTTTGTTATACTCATGATACTTTTGGATGTAATCATTTTCAACATATCTCACCTTGTAATTATACCTACTATGACAGGAATTATAAGTTCTTTGCAATAATGGAGCAGCCTTTTCACAGGCATCACTTACGTGGTAGCCTTCTTTTAAGAACTTGTCCACTAGATATGCTAACCTTGCTGTTTCTTGCTCTGTCCACCTCATGCTTTTTCTTTTTGCGATTATCAAAATACTCAATTATAAATCCAGTGGCTACAATTATGTTAAGACCAAATGATGTTATAATCTCGTATATATCATGATACACATTTGTAGTAAGATGCACATGACCTACTACCCAGAAGGGTATGGATAAGTTTTGACTTACCCACACCACCAGGTATTTTAGGAATCTAATCACCTTCTTCAGGATTTATTGGTTTTTGATCAAAATCAGGATATATGTTGTGAAGACCCCTCCTTATTAGATTGGCTTCTCTCATCCATTTCCTTCCTATCTGAGAGTATCTTTTGTCTCTCAGCTTGTTCAAGATCTCTCTCTTGTCTCCACTGTTCAAAGCTGAAATTCTCAGGTATTTCTCCATATTTATTCATTAGATCTATATAAATCTCCTTCATTCTTCCCATTCTCTAGGCTTTTTAAAATTAATAATTCTTCTCCAGATAAATCTTCAATCTTGTAATCAGGCATTTCAGAAGGATATTCACCTTCATGATAAGGCTCATTCTTGTGCCCAAAGTACACAGGTCTATCAGATTCATTGTGTGAGTACATTACATAAAGAACCTTAGCAACCTCTTCAGGAAGAGGATATACCTCAATAAATTCATTATAAGTTATACCACTCTTTATGAATGTCCTAATAGGTACTAAGGATTTTTTATTGCGTGTAAGGTATCTTAGAGCATTAAGAATTTGCCCATGACTATACATAAACTAATAATGTTTAAACTTAGAATTCTAAACTTAGATTCTCTATCTCTACAAGGAGACCTTTATCTGATAACTCATTCTGCATTTCATACATGTCAATAAAGTTACCTGACTTTATTTCACACTTACCTACATTGTGAGTAATTACAGCACATTGCTCAGCTTGCTCCTTTGTATGATCACAATAAAGGATCAAACATCTGATTACATGCTGATAAGTATTATCAGAATCATTAATCAGAATAAGTGAATGTGTTTTTTCCAAAACCATCTTGTTTAATTTAAATTACAAAAAA